TGACATGTTGTAGAGCAGGTAAACTTTTCTTCCAAGGTTTCCACCAATCTCGTTTTATAATTGCACCTTCCTCTGCAACTGGATCTTGCATGTATTGAGAGTTCCAATTTCTAATTGAGATAGATGCTTTTACTTTTTCTAATTCTTCTAGGTTCCAATACTCTGGCCATACTGGTTCACCACTTGGAAGTATCGCTGGAAAAGAAATTAATTTCCATTTATCTGCTTTAACTTCTGTTTGTGCTTTAATAAGTCGTCCAGTTAAATCATCTTCAGCCCATCTAGTCATTACTAACAAAATGGAACCACCTGGCTGTAAACGCTGACGGGGGCCTGATGAATACCATTCATAAGATTTTTCCATAGCGGTATCACTTAATACATCTTGTTCTGTATGTGGATCATCTATGATTAATAAATCTGCACCTCTACCTGTAATGGAACCACCGACACCGGCAGCATAGTACTCACCACCATGATTTGTTTCCCAACGACCTTTTGCTTTAGAATCTTCTCTTAAACGGACATCACCAAAGATTTGTTTATACTGTGGTGAATCAACTAAGTTACGAACCTTACTACCGAATCGTGCTGCTAGTTCTGCGTTGTGAGAAACTTGCATTAATTTCATCTTAGGAAACTTCCCTATAATCCATGCAGGATAATAAACGGAAGCAAATTCAGATTTAGTATGTCTAGGTGGCATATTGATAATGAGCCTCCCTTTTTTCTGTTTAGCTATCTTAGTAAATTCATTTGCAATAACTTGATGGTGTCCCCATTTAGATTTATCTTTTTCTTTTTTAAAAATAATATCTGGCCACATCTCTTTTACAAAATATAAAAAATTATCCTGACATAATTTTATGTGTTTCAACCAAAGGGACTCCACTTTGTCTCTAAGCTGCTCCCCCGTCAACAATTCGTTTTCCATATAAATTGTAGAATATACCACCCCTGTGCGTGTGTGCAACTTGCTTAACACTATGTTCGCCAAGATACATCTTGGCGTTTCAACGGGGGCGGGGGGTGTCAATGTTGATTTATATAGGTTTTTGGAAAATGGAACTCTAAATAGCCCAGCTTAATAGCTGGGCTATTGTATTACTTAAAGAAACAACCGCGACCTGCTTTGTCATTCTTATTCGCGTGGTACGTGTATCGTCTTGCAACTTTGCGGTTAAGATATTTAAGTACAGTCTTTAGTTTAACCCTAGCAACTCTGCTAGGGTTAAGAACGTCCGACCGATATATCCAAAGATTATTTTTATCAGTCATTACTTTGTCATTAGTTCTAATAAGTGTGAAAACTTTTCAATGTATTTCTGTCTTAAAAATTTCACACATTCAGTTCCTTGATATTCAAGTATTGTCTCTTCGACAACACTTTCTAAAGTTTTAAACATTAGTTGATAATCTAATTCTCTAAAAGTTTTTTTCTGACTTTCAGTTAATTGAGTACCATTGCTAACTTTAGCTAAATTACTTTCAATAACTGTAATTAAATTATTTGGCATTCTCTAACTCCTCAATAAAAGGTTTAAACTCTAAATAATTAGAATCAACCAAATATTTCTCATACAGTTCTGGGTTTTCAGATTTGAATTTAGTTGTGTCAAATCTTTTCATTATTCTTGTAATTTTTTGAATATATCCTTGATGCTTTTCATCAAAAATAAAAATTACATTTTGTTTTTTCTGTTCGAATAAAATTGAAATCTGTTCTTTTAACAATTCCAATTTTTTATTGTAGTCTTTGATTTGATATTTAATCAAAGCAAAATTTAACCCTAACTTATTTTCTTTGTCGGTTAAACTTTTTGACTTTACTTTTTTTAGTGCTGTCATTTGTTTTCCTTTTTTTGTTGTTAGTTGTTATATAAGATAATTAATTTATCTTATCTTAATAAGATAATTTATCTTTAATCAAATTTCAAGTGCTAAAGTAAAAATATTTTAATTTTCATTTTGCTGTGTTTTTGGAAATCTAGCTTTTAAGTTGTAAAAAAAATCCGATTTAAACGAACAAGGAACAACGAAACACCGACCTGACGACCTGTGGTGAGGGGGAGATTTTCTTAATGTTAAATGTCGCTCGGCACGAGACCGAGCGACAACGAGGAATTATTTTCTAGTGTTATTAAATTTATCGCTGAACAAATCTTTTTCTTTTTCCTGTTGGAAGTCTTTTGCTTTAATAAAGCAAAGTGAAAAAGCAAGTGCAACAATAACCGAGATTAGAATAAAACTAAACATCAGCTTATTCTAAATCCATTTGAGTTTCTGCAAAACTCAATAAACTCTTTTACATTATTAATATTGAATGGATAACTTGACCTGCTGTCCAATAGTTCGTAAGTCTTATCCCACTCTTCTTTATATTCTTTTGGATATTCAGAGGGAGCGAGTTCTTTCTTGCCTGTTGCCTCTTCGACCTTTGCTTTTAATTTGTCAAAGATTTTTTCTACTTTTTCATTTGTAGCTTCTGCAACCTCTATTTCTCTTTTAACTTGCTCTTCATATTTTTGAGCGTGACCTGTTTCAATTAGATATTCAAGTTGGTTAGCAATCTGTTCAGCTTCTTCTTTGCTAACTGCATGTCCATCATTGAACTGCCAACGCTCTTTATCTTTCTCACTAACTACTCCAGTGTACTCGCAAACGTAGTCGGCAAGTCGTCTCCACCACCAAACATTATTGCGAAAGTAATCGCCTTTTTCATTCTCTGGTTTATTACCATATAAATCAAAGCCCATGTTTTTCTCCTTTTGTTAGTTTGATATAAAATTAAATATATTCGTTTTTAATGTCAAACGATAAATTATTAAAAAAAAGTCTTTCTATAAGGCACAAGGACTTGCAAGTTGAAATCGGAATGACCTGCCACCCGTCCCAGTTTTAAACTGTAGGTTGAATCAACAACTCATCTCAAACCGAGAGCCGAGAACACCAAACAGATGTTCCTGCTGGAAGGATGCTTCTATCTTTCTAATAGTTAAATGAACTTCGGCAGCGGAACGAGAACGGGATCAAAAGATCCACATCAGCCACAAGATGAATGCGCCCAGGATGGGCGCAAACAAATCTGGTTTTAATATTAACAGAAACACCAAAAACAAAACGAGAGGCATGTCATGCTGCCTTCTTCTTATGTCTAAATAAATTCCAGATGTGATGTTCTAGAATGTCCCATGATATTCCGATAGATGCATCATGACCATTCAAACACGCATCGAGAACTTCACGGCATTCGTCCTTATTTAATTTTATTTTCATACACTCAGCCTGGTGTTTAACATCAGTAATATTCCAAATTATTACGATGTGATCATCTCCATGCCAGCCCCATTCCGGTACGCAATTATATTTTTCTTTTGTCATAATCAATCCAATAACACCATATATTCTTTTGGAAAGTTTTCAATAAACCAATCCAGGCCTTCCCGGTGAGTCTTCCAGTCTTCGAATCTTTCTGAGCCTATAATCACATCGTAAACGGCAGCAGCGAACCACGGCAACTTGCAGGGCTCTCCACTAAATCTGTTACGAATCTCTACTTCTGTACCTTTATCCCATTCTAAGTTTACATCGAAAGGCATCGGATAATTTTTACCTTGCCAATGTACCGTCTGCATTATTCGCATTTTTTCTCCTCCTTCGTTAATGATTCACGAACTTTATTTTCAATTGCTTTTTTTATTTTCTTTTCTTGTTTCTTATTATCAGACAGAGTCATCACCATCACGTGTTTATCCATCCACTTCTGTAGGCCATCTTTCATTTGTTTCTCCGTTGTTCGTTTATCTCATTTAGATAAGATAGCTCAGGATTAAAGTCAAGAGCTTTTTTAAATTATTTTTCCAGCAGAGCTACCAGCGTCCTGAGCTTCCTGAGTAGCTTAAAGGTAGAATTACCTTGACCAATCTTAAAACGAGAACGAGCTTTCTTTATCCGTTGTCCGCGAATCAGGGACAGAAGTGGGTGAGCTGCCTGAAGGATGCCTGATGGTGAAGTCTAAAGCCTCAAGATGTAATGCAAACGAGAACGAGATAACGAGCTTCGTGGACTACGCTGCCCGGGATGGGAACAGGAGATCATCCAGGGCCTCCCAATCAAACTTAACGGGACCGAGAACGAGAACGGGAGGTTCGTTGTCCGAGATCCCCGATTCGCGAACCACGGAACCCGTGTAAATTTTAATGGCTCTCTGCAAGAGGGGCTTATTCATAATAAATATTCTTCCACCTGCTTTAGTTCGGTTCATAATCCAAACCATTTGATACTTGGACAAGCCCAGATTCTTGGCTGAATTACACTTGAGTTCCAACCAACATTCGCTACCATTTTTACAAGCATTTACGTCAGGTATTCCGTTCTGAGTTGATGATTCTATCCTTGTAAAATGTACGTTTTTTAATTTAGATTTTATTGTTTGATATAGATTATATTCATTTGATTTAGACATGAAAGGAACAAGGCAAGGTTATAGCTTTTTCACATCTAATATTACGCTGTTAGGTATCAAAGTTGTATTGCCAACCTCATCTATCTCACCATCTTTTAATGAATAGTCAGCAAAAAGTCTTGTAATTTTATTTTTAACAGAATACAAATAACCAATCGAAACACACACAGGCAAAGATTCTTTTTCTAAATCGGACAATGATCTCCATGCAGGATCTGAAGTAATATCAACCCATATTACTTTGACCAAAGGATACTTATGATCTTGTTTTTTTATCATTCACAATGCTAATTGAAACAATACCCGTTTTTGCAGTTATCGTTTTTGGATTATGGACAGCATTAAATACTTCTATAAAGTCTTTCCAATCAAGACTCTTTGACAGTTTCAATAATCTCTGCTTCCGTGTCGATGATATTTTTACCTTCGCTAATCTTTCGCTCAAGTTCATCGAGTCGCTTTTCAAGTTGCTCACGAGACATTCCCTCCAACCCAGTTACGCTTACTTCGCTTTTGTTAACAAAGAAACCTGCCATTTGACCAATTGATTTCTCTGCATTGATTGCTGCGTTGAATTGGTTTTTTTCTATTGCACCCTCACGCATTCTATCAAACTGTTTATACGATCTAAGTTTATCTTTCTCCCATTTAAATTGTTCCACTGCTCGTAATTTTTCCATGTATCTTACAACATGCGGATTCTTAGTTGGATTTGTAAGTTTCGATCCGAGTTCTGATGCACCGTTGTCTCGTTTTGGTGTGTATCCTGCTTCTCGTACAGCTTCTGCTTTTGTAATTTGTCCCCACTTTGCAACCATTATCTCAGCAAACTTCTTTTGCTTTGGTGTTAAGTGATGTGAAGATTTTAATGTATTTGGAAGTTTACCCATGCAACCATAATAGGTATAAACAAACCCCTTGTCTAGTTCCGTTGTCCGTGGTTCGTTATCCCCTAATTTTTAAGTTGCATTTCGAGTACGCTATTCCTTGTTTATTTTTATTTATTATATATAAATTAGGGGTATATCCCTTATATTTCCTAATTTTTTCGCTAGTCAATTAACAAAAGTTTACTAATTTTCAAAAACATCAATAAAATCAACGTAAGACACGCAAAGACAGGCAAAGACATCGCAAGTGTCTTAGACTAACCCCTTGATCTATATACATAATATGGCAAATTTTACCCCCAAAGACGCAAAGACAGGGGGGGTCAGTCATTTTTTATTTTAGGGTACCCCATCCTATATATAGTGTCTTTGATATGTTTTTTTGCTTGATTATCTTTTAATTACAATGATTTAGGCAAAGACATTTGAAGTGTCTTTGGTGTGTCTTAGGTATGTCTTAGATAGTCTTCTCCTGCACAGAAATCTAATAAACCATACAGGAGAAGAGCATAGTGATCCTTGGCTCACTATGAAAGCCAAAACTTAGGAGTCACGGAGAAACCATGACGGGACAACTTACATAACAAGGTTAATTGTCCCAAGTGTTAATTTAGTTATTTTTATATTGTTGTCAAATGAAAAAGAGAAGGCCTGGTATTGAAACCAGGCCCCCTACAACTTAAACAAAAAGAAAGGTCAAATATGAAAAATATTTGAATCTATATACTACTTGCGGTTGTGCTTAATTGTCAATACCTCTACTCATCATCAGAGTCATCATCGGAATCATCGTCAAAATCATTATCAGAATCATCGTTATTTAACTCATTTTTATCTCTGATAGCTTGGATATCTGCTTCCATTCTATCTAATATATCTTCTATTGTTTCTTCTTTTTTCTTTTTAGGCATGTTTCCTCCTTTGTTTTGAGGCAGTAAGTTTAGACTACGATTTTAGATGAGAGCAATACTAGTCTGCAAATTTTGTTTGCATTACCTTTTGTCTAACCTTTTCAAGGGCCAATTTAAGTTCTCGCTTAAGTTCTCTTGTATCTGCTGCATGAAATTTCATTAAAACTTTATAATATTCACCCCAGGCCTTTTGTCGCTGGTTGAATTTAATTTTATTTTCCTTAATTGCTAAATTATATCTTTGTCGTACATATTCTGGTTCAAATCCAGACATGTAACAAATTGATTCAAAATCTTTTTCATTAGAATTTTTAAACCATTCGTTTGCTTGCCATTTTGCTATTGCTGATTTTTTATCTGATGCATTACACAACACATCTTCAAATGCATTTACCAGGACTGCTTGCCACAACTTCTGCTCTGGTTCGTGTTTATTTGTTGATATAAGTTCAGAGGCAATTTCAATGCCCATAACTTTTAATAAGCCTGGAGAGTAACTCACCGTAATACCTCGTTTCTATTGGTAGTTTCCTTTCCTTGCTTATGTCATAACTGATATGAACCTGTTGCATTAATATGCGCGCTTCTAATGGAGACAATTTGTTTGTTCCATTTTGTAAAGCCATGAATTCTTCAATAAATAAATCCAACTCGTCCATAGTGTAATGATAATCTTTCTTATGGTACTTGGATAGAGATCGCTTAAGATTTCTCATCTCATCTACCATTCTCATCATTTCTTCGTCCATCCACTTTGATATGGACTTTTTGTCTTTTTTCGTTTTCATACACTTTAAACCGCCTTATTACTGCAAAATTATCTAATCTTTTTTGTTTAGTTTCCTCCCACACTTTCTTAAATGTAGGAATTAAATAAGGATCAGCATTTTGTTGAAACCCCATTGAATCTCCACAGTATAACAGAAATAATGTTGAAGTTATTCTATCGTATTCGGTCTTATTTAATCGTGTTGCTAATATTTCTAAAGTTTTTATGAATTCTAATTTTGGATTTACGGTTGTTGACATGATACGGACTCCTGATTAGGGTTGAGGTCCGTTGGCCGTGTTTCATTGTTCGTCTTACTTGGATAAAAATAACCTGCACCACCACAAGAACAACAAGTTGCTGTTACTCTTTCTGGAAACTTAACATTACAAGTTTTAATCAAGACAGTGTTATAACCGTTGCCTTTACATTGATTACAAGTTTTATAAATTATATCCATAATCATGTATTAGAGATTATTTTCTCTCTTGGCAAGTTCTTTTGTACTAAAGTTCTCATTATGTTAAAAGATTCACCCTTATTAAAATAATCTTCTAGTCCTAGTTGATAGCAATATTCCTTGGCATTATTACCTTTAATAAATATCTCAGTTAAGTCCAAACCCCATTTTCTCATTGATCTAGCTATGTATTTAGCTCTTCTTTGCTCTTCTTCAATGGTTGTCTCATTACCATCCCAACTAGATTTACCATGAAAATGTAAGGTCAATGAATGATTTGCCACCATAGTTTTAAAACCTTGTATTGCACATCTAATTCTAAAATCCATATCTTCTCCTCCACAATTAGAAAATGTGTAGTCAAAATAACCTACTTGATTATGCACTTGATATGGAATTCTGCCTAAATATAACTGCATAAATATTCTTTCTTGTAAGTCATCAAATTTAAATTTGTTTTGATGAAACTGAACAATACTTTCTAAATGTTTTTCTTTCCCAATATATTCTTCCATCTGCATACATGGAGAAGTTTTAAATTCTGCAGCATTGTATAAATAATTAATATTACAAGCAGGAATCAATACTGCATCATCCCTTTGTTTTAATGGTTCAAACCAGTTCTTAGTAAATATAATATCATTTGTTATAACTACAAAATGTTTTTTAAATTTTTTAGCTATTCTTAAACCTTTGTTAAAATTTGTTGCCCAAGATTTTGGAGTTTTATTATTAATGTAAATATCTATTGGATATTCTCTTCTAAATGCATTTGTTCCATCGTTATTCACAAATACAAATATGTCTCCTGTTTCTAATTTTGTTTCTTTGAAAAAAGAATACAATGCAAGTCTTGAGAAATTTTCTGTTTTAGCTGAGCTTACAAAACAAAACACATGGTTCATATTTTTTTTTCAGTCCATGTTTTTGGAGTTTTATCATTTATTATTTCTAAATTTAAATAATAATTAAAAGGTTTTGCTCCACGTTCTTGTATGTATTTATAAGTTTCTTCAACAGCTTTTTTTAATTTAGTTGTTGTTTTATATTTTAATATTTTTCTAGCTTTATCTGATGAACACACTGCATGTTTTACTTCTTGAGGCCTATCAGGCACATAAGTATATTCTCCGTTGTATCCAGTTATGTTTGCACATATGTCAGCAAGTTCTTTTACTGTAGTAAATTCTTCGTCTGGGCCTATATTAATTACTTCTTTACTACCTGCATGGATCATTCTTATTAAACAATAAACACAATCATCTACATATGAAAAACATCTTGTCTGTAATCCATCTCCATAAATTATTGGTGGATTGTTTTGCATCATTCTATTTAAAAATATTGAAACTACATTTCTAAATGGATCATCATATTTTTGTAATGGGCCTATGATGTTATGGGGCACTGCAATTGTCCAATCTACTCCATGAGTATCACATAATATCTGTAGCATTTGTTCTCCGGCTACTTTTGATACACCATATGGATCAACAGGATTTGGCTCCATATATTCATGAAACGGAGTTTTTTGTTTTCCATACCTTGCCATAGAAGAACAATAAATTATCTTTTTAACTTTGTTTTGTATTGCAGCAGTCACTACACCAATCGTAGCCATTAAATTATTTTGTGTAATTGTATATGGTGAAAATACTGAAAGCCCTTCATGCGGAGTTGCAGCGCAATGGTAAACAACATCCATATCCTTTGTTACTAACAACATTTGTTCTAAGTTAGAACAATCATATTTAAATGCTTTTTCTTTTGGTAACCAGTTCCAATTGTAATCATCTCCACCAATCATGTTGTCTACACCATAAACATCATAACCAAGTTTAGATAATTTAATACCAATATGAGCTCCTAAAAAACCTGCAGCCCCTGTTATTAATATTTTCATTTGTTTCTTTTATTTCTTTTTTTTAATTCTTGTCTCCAAACCCAATGATCTAACCAGGAAGAAAATTTTTTAATTAAATTAAAAATCATTTTTGCATTAAATTAACTAATATGATTGCAAATAGCACGCATGCTATAAACTGCCAAAAGCCAACATCTTGAATTAACTCAAGCATTATTTAAATGGTTTAATATAAATACAAGCAATGATAGCTAAAACCAAACTAACTAAAATTACTAAATCGTAAATAGCCATCAATAAATAATAATAGTTAAAATTAGTAACAACCACATACAGATTATAAATAACAACCAAGCATTTGGTTTATGTTTATGTATGTCCATTAAAATACTCCTACAATTATTGCTGAAATTATTCCAACAATTATTAATGTAATGATATCATTTTCCATTTTTTCTCCTTTTAGTTTTTTTTCTTTTTTTACCAAAAGCATCATACTTCTTTTTGTATGCTGCAATTAATTTTCTTATTGCTATTAAGTAACTAGCTCTAGTCATGTTTTCCATTTAATAAATTTTTAATGTAAACTTCCACTGTTTGTTTATTTTTACTTGCCTGAAAAGTTATGTATTCATCAACAAGTTTTGCAATAAATGCGGCAGGAGCCCTGTATTTTTTATCACACAAAGCTTTTATTATGTCGTATTTATCTTTTCTAACTGCTACTGATTTCCATTTTGTATAGTCCATATTTTCTCCTTAAAATAACCAAAGATAAAAAATAAATCCAAAAAAAATTAAAGATAATTTTGGAACTAATATTAAAATAGTTATTAATATATTTATTAAATATCTTGGATGTTTATTTTCCATAATTAATGCCTTCTCTCTTTAATTTCTTCTTGTCTAGACCTTAATTCATCTTTAACAAGTAATCTAGCATAATGTTCTGTAAATGGAAAATAATCTATTCCGTTAAATTTTAATGCTATATTCGTTATTCTTAATATAGCATCTACACATTCTGGGCTATCTTCTGTTACCGGAAGACCTCGGTAGTCTGTATCGTACATTCTACTTAAAATAGATTCCATCTTTGATGAAATATCTGCCCACGCTTTACTTTTTGTTTTCATATCTTATCTTGATATAATGAAATATAGTTAGATGTCAATAGATAGTATTGCAATAATATTAAATCATTGATATTATTACATTATGAAGTTGTATCGTTTTATCGCTAGATATGCTGGTCAACGTATAATACTTGACGTAAATGGTGTCAGTGATGATGAAGCGAAGAGCAACTTTATAACAAAGCTTAGAGAAGGCGGAGGAACCTGGAGTAAAGAAGATACTTATTCCCCGTCCAAAGTCTTCCTAACATATGAGGAGATAAATGATACTGCAAAGTCAGGAATCGTTGTTAGCTAAAAAGATGGTTTTGGAAACCAAGTGGAACCAAAAATATCTTGAACAAGGAAAAGAAAC